TTGAACACAAACGACTCTTGCGTGCAGTCAAATGCGTAGAGGTTCTCGAACAGGAAATTGAATGTCCCGTAATTGACGGGATTTGAGCCGGTGCGAACAGCGTTCGTGAAATTCTTGAACCCGATCCCACGCACAAACCCGCCAGAGATTGCGCCTGACTGGTTGTTTGGTGGGAGCGCAGTGTCGATCAGGCCCTGCGACATCCCTGGGAACGTACCGTCTCCGATGATGACCGTTCCGCCATTGAGCACAGCACCGATGTCTGGCGCTCCTGTCGTTGGTGTTGTTTTTGGCGACCAGCCTTCGTGTGATACACCGTTGACCAACACCAGGCCCTGCCCGTCTGCTGAAAAATCGTAGGCGTCAGGCGCGAACTGGATCACTCCAGGCTTGCCAGTTGCTTGCAGCCTTGCAACTGCGTCCATGTAATGCCCGTAGGTCAGGCCCGCAGGCACAAACACCGCGCCAGAGGTGTCAGCGCTGGTGCCGTTGATTTCGTACTCAGCCACACCCCGCACAACAAACAGGCGCACCGTGCTGTTGGCTCTGAACGGCCCGAACGACTTGCCGGTGCCGGACACGGTTGAGGAAGGCCCACCAGGCTGACCCAATGGGATCAGGACATTGACGGTGGCATCGTCGTAGGCTCTGACAGCGATAGAGCTGCCAGCAGGCACGGCAACGTCAATCGATGCCCCGGTATTGAGTGTCGGCATGGTGGTCTTCCTTTGCTTGGGGGCCGAAGCCCCCCGTTTGATCAGGTGGCTTCGTCGTCAGGCTGGCGCTTGCGGGGCTTGGTTGCCTTCGCTTCAGCGAGTTGCGCCTTCAGTGCTTCGATCTCCGCATCACGCGGATCGATCGCTTCTGCCTCTTCCTTGGCTTCGGTTGGCGCATCAGCCCAGCCTTCGCCGAGATCGGCCTCTTCTTGCTCTGTGTTCACCAGCACGGCTTCTTTGCCGCGGTACTTCCACTTGGGGTATTCGATGTGTTCCATGAACTTCGCTCCGTTGATGAGATGAAAAAGGAAAGGGGCCCGCGAGGGGCCCCTGTCATCAGGTTGCGTAGATACAGGCCAGCTCGGGGTACGTCGCAGCCCAGCCGAACAGGACGTCCAGACGCATGATCGAGTTGTCATTCACGCCGTCGTAGAACTCGGTGACCTTGATCGTGAAGCCCTTGTAGGTCTCCTGAGCCACGTCGATCACGCCCTTGCCGCCAGGGGGCGCCCACATCGGCACCATGGCCAGGGTGAAAGCGTCCTTGTGGTACGCCACGTTGGCCGAGTAGCTGCCCGAGGCGGTGCCGAAGATCGTGATCACCGCGCCGTTGCCGGGCGAGGCGGTCACGTTCTGGAAGGCGCCGCTGTTCACGATGGCGGGACTGATGGGCAGCGAGGTGGCGCCGCCGGCCACATCAGCAGTGACCACGAACTGGGCCAGGGTGCCGGTGGACTGGCGCGATTGCGGGTTGACCGCGAACACACCCGCAAACGTGACCTTCGTGCCCTTGGTGACGGTGCCGTTCAGGGCTGCCACGGTGATGTCTGCGCCGGTCTGGCCTGCGCCGTTGACCGTGTTGGTGCCAACCACCGCCGTGCCGTTCGTGTGCAGGTCCACGTTCTGGTCCATGGCGTAGGCCAGGCCCAGGCTGTCGACCATCGTCCCGCTGTTGAACTGCTCGGTCAGCGTCTTCTGACCATTGAACAGACCAGCGAAGCCCTGCACGGTCGAGGCGTTGAGCGCCGGGTTCATGATGAAGGCGCGACGGTTGTCCTTGCGGGGGGCGCCCATTTCGTCAAGCCGCTGATTCACACCGGTCACGGCGGCCAGGGCCAGCGCTTGGGTGGTGGGCAGCGTGCCGGGCGTGCCGATGGTGTTGAAGACCGACTGGCGCGCCAGTTGCAGGCCCTGGCGGTCGATCTCGTTGGCCACCGGTTCCATGGCGGCGCGAACCTTGTCCTCCAGCTTGTTGAACGACAGGGTGCGCTCCAAGCTGGTGAAGTTCAGATCGCAACCGCCCTGGGCCAGCGTCAGAGGCAGCGAGGTTTCCACCGTGGCCTGAGGAACGGCCACACGGCCCGAACGGTAGGTGTAGCGCGGGGGCTTCTTGATGTTGATCGTCTGGCCGGGCATGTAGCCCCGCGAAACGTTGGCGGTGAACTCGTCTTCAAAGTCGCGGTTGACGTTGGAGGCGAAGCTCAGCATGTTGGCCAGGATGGGCAACGCCTCCTTGGCTACGATGGAGCAGGTAACTGCGGTATTGGTCATCTTGGTTCTCCAGAAACGACAAACCCCGCCGAAGCGGGGTCATTGGTGGTTGTCGTTGGGTTCAGTGGTTACCGTGCCCACCGCGCTTTGTTCGGGCCCTTGGAGCGGAAAGCCTCGTACTCGGCCATCGTCATCTTGGATGGGTCGGGTGTGGTGCTTCGCCCCTGGCTCGACGTCACTGCGGCGGGGTTGGGTGCTTGGGTGGTCTTCGCAGCAGGAGGCTCAGCCCCGGCGGCATCCGATGCCTTGGCGGCAAGACGCTCCTCGATGCGACCGATCTCACGATCAGCTTGACGAGGGCTCATGCCGTTCAGGCCAGCCAGGACCTCGGGGTGCTTGGCCAGGTGATAGGCCAGCGCGGGGCCGTGCTCGCTGTCCTGCATGGACTCGGCCACGTGCTTGGCCACGGTGGCATCGGAGCCACCCACCACAGCGTCGTAGTCCGGGAATGCAGTGCGGGCTGCGGCTTGGCGCTGTTCCCAGGTACTTGCGCGAGTTTGTGCCTGCTGCTGGGCAGCAGCTTTGACTTCTCGCTCGGCCAGCGCCTTGGACACCTTCTCGTCGGCCTTCCACTCGGTCAGGGCCTCGATGTACTCGCCGTAGTCATCGAACTTGTCAGGGGTCGGCTTGGGGTTTGCAGCCTCTGGGGCCGTGGTTTGCGCCTGCTCCTGCTTGGGTTCGCCTGTCGATGCGCGGCCCTTCCAGTAGGCGGCCTCGCGTTCGGCTTCGTGGCGGGCTTTCGTGAGCTCATCAATGCGCGACTGCACGCCGGGCTTGAACCGCCCTTTGCCGTCACGCTCTTGCTGTTGCTCATCGGTCACCGCATCGTTGGACTGATCGTCCTGCTGCGATTGCGCCTGCTCGCCTACCTCGACCTGATCGGTCGGTGGGGTCTGAGCCGTGGTGTCGGCTGCTGGAGCCTCCCCACGTGGCACTGGAACAAAAGTGTCTTCTGGCACGCTCATTGCGCGATCTCCGGCCCGCTGTTCTGACCCAGCGGTAGGTCGTTGCCCGGGGCGCCTGGTTCTGATGCCGGGCCAGCATCAGGGCGATATCCGTCACCACCAGAAGCAACAAGGCCCGCTGATGCGGGCCCGGTGTCGTCTTCCTGGAGGTCTTCGGCCACGTCGGCCGCAAGGATTGGCGGTGGCTGCATCTTCTGCAGCAGCATGGCGATCACGCCCTTGAGCTCTTCCACGTCGCCGCGGCTCTCGGCGTTGATCTTGGCCACCTCGACCTTGGCCTGGGCATCGATGCGGGCCTTCTCCAGGCCACTGTTGGCCTGCTCCAGCTTGTCCATGAGCGCGTCCATGCCTTGTTCGAGCTGCTGGATGTGCTGCTGCACTTCTGGTGGCAATGGTGGCGGTCCTGCTGGCTCGCCGTTTTCGCCCTCTTCGTGGTCACGGAGCTCGGGCGCCAGCGTCTTCTCGATGCGGTCGGCGATCTCGTCCGACATGGGCCAGTCCATCGAGCGCACCACCTTGTCGCCGGCGATTTCCATCAGCTTGGGCCAGCTCTGGGCCGTCTGGATCATCCCGTCGACCGCCTCCTGGCGCATGGTGTCGTAGCTCGGGCCGCTGCTGACGGTGACCGAGTACTCGCCCACTGTCATGTCATTCAAGACCTGCTGAATGGCGCCGGTCTTGGGGTCGGGCTTTTGTTGCTCGGGCGGCACCGGAGCGTTGATCTCGACAGCCGACACTTTGCCGTCGCGCCCCATGATCTGAAGTGTGCGCTGGGCGTCGTAGACCTTGGGCCACATGTCGATGATGCAGCGGCCGACGTGCCGCAGGGTGTTGTGCAGGTTGTCGATGTAGTGGAAGTTGGCCGTGTCGCCCTGCCGGTCGCGCTGCTTGATGGCCACACCGCTGGTCTCGTTCGAGCGGGCGCCCAGGCTGGCGTCGAAGATGCCGGTGGTGGCCTTGATGTCATCGCTCGCGTGCATGGCCATGGCCAGAACACCAGAGGGCAGATCGGCCATTGGCTGGCGCTGGGGAGGCGGCGCCAGCATGCCGCCCAAGCTCTTGGGCTTGTACTCCAGGAAAGGAAAGCTGCTGGTGTTGGCCGAGGCCCATTCGCTCTCGTGCCCCTCGAACTGGCCTTCGGCGCCGATGTACGGGGTCTTGGGGCGCAGTGCCACCTCTTCGGTGGCTGCCGTCATCCAGAAGTTGTACATGCGCGCCGGGTCTTTGGCGTTGCGGATCAGGCCCGAGCGGAACACCTTGCCGTCAATGTCGGTTTCGTCGCCGTAGACCGGGAACACCGGGATCCACTTGCAGGGGATGTCGGCCCGGTCAATGATCTGGGTGGCGGTCAGCTTGAACCACTGCACCGTGGTGCGGAAGCTGTCGCGCTCTTGCTTGATGGTCACGCCCGGCGGAAGCTCCAGCAACTTGTCCTTGAAGCCGGATTCGCCATTGCTGAGCAGCACAACCTTGGCGGGCTCGCGGTGAATGCGGTAGTACTCGGCCAAGCGCACCTGGTCGGAGTCGGCCCAGTCGTGTGCAGCGTCACCCAGGCCACGGATGGCGGCCATGTCCGCCGGATCAGCGTCCGGGTACTCGGCCTTGAATTCAGCCCGAGGCGTCTTGATGGACAGGATGCACCACTGCTGGTCGGACCCGTCAGGGTTGACGTGCGCGGGGTCCATGTACACGGTGAAGGGGTTGCGGATGCGCTTGAACTGGATTTCCTGATCGAAGCTGTCCTCGCGGCAATAGGCGGTGACCAGGCGGAAGTATCCGAAGCCGATCTCAGCGGCGCTGTTGACGGCGGTGTCATAGCAGACGTTGGCGTTGGAGGCGTACTCGACGTGGCGAATGCCGCCCTGGATCACCTCGGCCACGTCCTTGTCACCGTTGCCCACCGGGTGCACATTGATGCTCGGCACGTTCTGGCGCTGAGCATTGGTGACCTGGTGCACGAAGGTGGGCAGCTTGTTCATGGTCAGACAAGGGCGCTGGTCTCGCGTGCGCTGCGCCTTGACTGCCGGGTCCCACTGGTCACCCTTCTTGAAGTTCAGATCGTCAATGGCCTCGGAGCGGTTCTCGCTGTCGGCTGTGACGCTGATCTGCATGCGAGCCATGCACTCGGCAATGATCGCCGCGTCATCCGTGTCCTTGGCCAGCTCGTCGCCGGTCGCCGCTTCGTTGCTCATGACTGGATGGCCTCGATGGTTGGATTGAGGCGCAGCAGGCGCGGGGTGGCGCCTGGCATGCGGGCCATGAGCACCGGATCAGGTTGGATGACTTGGAAACCGAAGGTCCGGCTGTACCAGTCGACGAGCTGGCCACGGCTGAGCGCAACGTCATCACCGAATGGCTGTGGCCACAGAACCAGCACGACGTTGGATGCATCAGCCTCGCGGCACACCGAGTGCATCAGTGTTGTGGCATAGCCCTTGCCCTGCTCAGCGGCAGGAACCTGCAGGCCGGTCACCTCGCGGATGCCTTCGCGCATGCTGGCCGGCACGGCGTTGGTGCGGCGCACGCGGCATGTGGCGGCGCCAACCTTGTGGTCTCGTGTTTCCATCGTGTCAGCCCATCCAGGCAGTTGAGGCGCCCATGGCAATTTGCCGGGCAGTCGGGCGCGGCGTCTTGACCGCGCTGTTGGTGAGTTGGTCAGCCACCAGGCCGAGGTAGCGGAAGGCGTCGGCCCCGTGGCTGAACTCGTCGTGCCGTGGGGTTCCAGCCTCGCCCGTGGTCTTGCTCACGTTGCGGCGGTACCGCTTGAGGCACTCGATCAGGCGCTGCACGCCTGGCGTGTCGTTGAACCAGATCCGTGGAAAGACCAGGCGAGCGGTGCGAATACCCTGCTCCACCTCGATGTTTGGCGTCATCTGCGGGCTTCGGCCCAGGGCCTCCAGCACCTCGTTGTCAGCCTTGCCAGTCTGGTGGCGGGTGGCGTAGCCGTCGTGAGGCAGCCAATCGGTGCCCCACTCAAACGGCATCGCCTTGAGCTGGGACACGTACTCTGGCAGCGCCCGGTGTGAGTCCTCGATGTAGTCGATGACACGCAGCTCGCTGGCGGCGCGCTGGGCCAGGATGATGGACATGGAGTCGTTCCAGCCCAAGTCCCAGATAGCGTGCGTCTTGAGCAGGGGATCGTGAGGCACGCGGGTGATGCGCCCCTGCAGCAGCACTTGGGCCATCTCACCGGCATAGATGGCGCCTTGCACGGCCGGGCGGCACTGGCCTTCCCAGACGTGTGCATATTCCTCGGCTGACATGGTCGCCTTGGCGTGCTGGCGCTCCTTCTCGAGCTCAGCAGGGAACCATGGGTTGTCCCGCCAGTTCATGACGATGGAGATGGTATCGGGGTGCGGTCGCACGACGGCACGCTGGTGGGTCTCGTCGCTCTCCAGCTCTGGGTTGTAGCTGGCCCAGATCTCGGAGCCGTCAGCGCGGATCGTTGGCGTGAGGATCTTCCAAGACCTGGCCGTGATGGTCTGGGCTTCTTCCAACCAAACGCGGGTGTAGCCCTCCAGCGACTTGATGCTGTCGGCCGTCAGGTCGGACAGGCCCCGGAAGGTGAACGTGCTGCCGTTGCGCCCCCGGATCTCATTGGCCAGGATCTCGAAAAAGCCGCTCAGGCCCAAGACCTCGATCTGGTCGCGCAGCAGTTGGTGCACCGACTGCTTGATGGAGGTCTGCACTTCCCGCGCGCACAGGATGCGGTGTTGAGCACTGGCTGCCTGCACCAGCAGAGCGCGAGCGATGCTCCAAGACTTGCTTGATCCTCGGCCACCACGGACGAACTTGTAGCGGGCCGGTGAGAACAGGGGCGCGAGCGCCTCCGGGATGTTCACCGACGTTGTGGACATGCAGGCCTTGAAACGACGAAGCCCGCCGGGCTTGCGACCAGGCGGGCTTCAGGGATCTTCCGGGCACGCTGGCGCCCTCGTTGCGGATTACATCACATAACCCCAGCCAGCCGCAACAAACCCGAGAGCTGCTCGCGGGCCTGCTGCACGGTCTCCTGCCTGCGCTTGGGGTCAGCAGGCAGGCGCGGCGAGATGAAGACCTGGTACCCGGCGGACAGGTTGCGCGCCTCTTGGTGGATTGCTGCGCGCAGCACCTCCGGCAGGCGGTCTACCGCGAAATCGATCGCTCTCATGGTCGATTCGTCGAGGTCCTCGTCGAGCGTGCCGTCGTCAGCGTTGCGGTGCCGACCGGCGTTGTAGTCCCCGCACACCAGTGCCTTTCCCTTCCAGGCTCGCACGGGCCGGTAGTGCTGCTGCCACTCGTGCCACATGCACAGCAGCCCATCGAGGGTCTCGGCTCGCGATTGATCAGCCACCATCAGCGCCCTCCTTTGGCTTCGTGAATGTCACCTTGAGGGATGCCTCGATGGGGCCGCCGTCTGCGCCCGTCAACTGCATGGGCAGCACCTTGCCAAGCAGCGCCATGAACGGCGCGGGGTTGCGGCGTCGCGCCTGCTTGAGCAGGTAGGCCACGCCGCCCGCTTCGTCCAGGGCCTGCAGGATCATCTCCTTGAGCTGGGCGGTGGTCTTGTTGGGGATTCCCTTTCGGCTGCCGCCTTTGGCTGGCGGCTTACGTTTTCCGACAGTTTTGGTCACTTTGTCCGTGGTCATGGGAGCACCTTTGAAACGCGGTAGAGGACTCCGGCGATCTCGAATCGATCACCGGCACGGGCCTGCACGAGGGTTGGCAGTTGGCCCTGGTGGTGGGCGTCGTAGTTGAGCTGGAGGGGAGACCAGTTGCCGCGCCCTACCCTGCGCAGGATGAGGGTCATGCGGTTTTCCTTTGGCCATCGCGCCAGGCTTGCCACGCTGGCCAGAAGCTGCTGCGTGATCCTGGTTGTCGGCTTCTGGGGTTGCCGTCCTGGTTGAGCACGATGGGGCCGAACATGCGGGTGGACTCGAATGTCCAGGCGCGCCCAGTTTGGTCTGTGACCGTGTGCACAGGACTTGCGGCGCAACAACTGCAGATGGGTTTCAAGCAGCAGCCCCCAGCAGATCGCCCTGCACCACCTGCATGGCTATGGGTGTGATGGTGACCACCACGCGGGCGCCGTGCTCGTCAGGCTCCATGCGCTCGAGCACGATCCGGCGGTGCTGCTTGTCATCGACCCAGGCCACGCCATTGAGCGCGTCGGACAGCACCTTCTCGCAGTTGCCCAGGTCCATGCACATGACGGTGTCGTCCCATGCTTCGCCGTGCTTGCGCTGGCGGGTCTTCCAGTCCTGGGGCCGATTGGGGTAGAGCTGCAGGTGCAGTTGCACGCGGCCAGTGATCGGGCTGCGCACGCCGGCGGCGCGGGCCAGCGTGGCAACCTCGGTACGGTAGGCCTTGGCCTCCTTGGTGGGCACGATGCTGATGTGCGCGCCGAGCTTTACAGGCCGCCAATATCGGTTGGACGAGACGGGATACGGCAGGGTGAGCTTGATCATGCTGTGCATCCCTTCAGGCCGACGATTGCGGCCGACAGCCAGCCTATGACAAGGGCCGCCAGCACCCAACGCATGACGATCTGGTCAAAGCTCTCACCGCCAGTCGCCCGGTCTTCCCCGGTTTCCTGCTGCCCACTGTTGAGCGCTGTCTGCTCTGATCGTCTCCGCATGAGCTGGGCCGCGGGCTTTGCTGACGCCAGCGAGCCAGGCCGTGACCCAGTCTCGGCCGTGTTGCACTCGCCAGCGCAGGACTTGGCGCACTTCGCATTGGTGGCGGTGGTCTTCGTGGTGCATGGCTTGATCATCGTGTCGCTCCTTGTTGGTCCATGCCCAGGGCTTGGCGGTAGGTCTTGCGCTGGGCCAGGGTCACGGGTTTGCCACGGTAGGTGCCGTCCTTGGCATCGCTGGCGGCCAGCTCGCGCAGGGTCTGCTGCGGGTCGCGGCCGGCTGGCCGGCGGTCGAGTCCTTCGAGCACCTGCTGCACGCGGGCTGGGTCGGCCTTGGGTCCACTGAGGGCTGCCAGGTCCGGCACGTCCGGTCGGCGGTTGCACAGGGCCTGGAACTCGACGAGGTTGGGCGGATGCGGCGGCAGGTGGTCCAGGGCGTGGGAGATGGCCTGAGGGTTGGACTGGTACCGGCCGAGGGCCTTGGCCCAATGCGCCATGAGCTGCTGGGCATGCTGGGCCGGATCTGCGCCGGGAGGTGTGGCCCACATGCGGTCGAGCGCTGCGCCGTAGGTGGCGCGCATGGTCGACCAGATGCGCTGCACCCAGGCGTCAGGGAGCGATGAGGCGGGACTCGACATCGATGGTCTCCGGTTGTGCGGCCTGGGGCCGTGTGGGGGTTGGCAGTGGTGTGGCGCCGGTCATGTAGCCGGCCGTCAGTGCATCGTTTTCGCGCTGGGTTGGGGCCCTGGTGGGCATGGCCCCCCTGTGCACCTGCTGGGCGGTCTGTGCTGCCTCGATGCGTTGGCGCTTGAGGGTCCCCACGGCGTAGGCGAAGCCTTTGCCTCGGTCGACGGTGGTTGCTGCGGCCCCCTGGACCTCGGCGTCTGTCACTCCGGCGTCAGCCAGGGCGATGAGGGCTGGGTGGCCCGGGTTGGTGTCGGCGATGCCAGCCTGTCGCATGAGGCGGCAGAGGTGGCCTGCCCGGGTTGGTTCGGCCTTGGTGGGCACAGGCGGATCAGCATGGACACGCACAGCATCGGGGGAGATACTCGGTGTGTGTGTATTTGGGTCTGGTGACTGGTGTCTGGTGTCTGGTGTCTGGAGAGCATTGCCTTCGCTATGCGTTCGCATTGCGTCCGGTGATGCGTTCGCATTGCCTTCGCTGTGCGTTGGCTTTGCGTTCCACCGTGCTTGTGCACTGCGTTTGGCTTTCGCTTGCTTGTCCTGGTAGCGGGCGATTTCGGCATCGCACCGGGCTTGGTGCCAGCCATCAGTCTGCAGGTCGAAGAACTCGCTCAGGACTGATTCGACGGCCTCGCGTTCCTCCTTGGAGCGTGCACCGACCAGCCGCTGCACCGCCTTGATGTCGGCTGGCAGGGGCTTCTCTTGGGCGTAGTACTTGCGGATCAGTCGGCTGTAGGCGGCGTCCTCGACAAAGGACAGGTGTGCGGTGGCCTCCGCAAAGTCGCCGATGTGGTGCTCGTAATAGTTCACGCCACCCCCAGCTCAAACACCGACCGAGGCGTGACAGCGTGGTCGACACGCCAGTGGCCGATGGGTCGCAGGACCTGGACCGGCCGCCCGTCGTCCACCACCACCTGGTCATCGACCGGGATGGGCAGGCGGAACAGGATGGGCCGGAACGTCTTGGGGATGATCTGAATCTCGCCCGTGCGCACCATCTGGTCCAGGTGCGAGCGTGCGTTGCGGTGGTCGATGCAGAGCAACAGACCGGCATCGATGGCGCTGATCTGGCCACGGTCCTCGATGGCTGCCAGGATGATGTCCTTGGCGCGGCGCGGGTGGCGGCGTTCTTTGCTGGTGGTCATGGTGTGACCTCCCAGCCCCACAGCACAGTAGGCGCACCGTCGCGGGAGTTGTGGAACTCGGTCAGGCGCTTCCAGCCGGCGCGCTCTAGCACGCGGTGCTGGCGGTAGTTGTCGCTGGCGGTGGTGCAAGTGGCGAAGTTGTAGCCCAAGTCGCGCAGCATCTGGTTCTGGATGTCCTTGAGCAGTCGGGCCTTGCCTTGGCCGCGGTGGCTGTCGTGGATGAAGAAGCTGTGGCAGTGGGCCACCTGGGGCTGATTGGGAATGGCGTCGATGCAGAAGACGCCGAAGGGGTAGGCGTGACGGCTCATGCTGGTGCCCTCCCAGTCAGCGCCTCGACCAGCGCCTGGTTCTTGAGCCGCTCGCGCGCCAGGTCTTCCTTCGCCTTGCGCAGGGCCTGCTCTGTTTCGCTCTCTCGCTTGCGCAAGCTGGAGAGGTCGTACCCGCGGTCGTGCAGCATCCACATGAGGGGCGCGTCGTTTCCGCAACGATCCATGACGGCCTTGAGCTTTGGCCAGATGACGCCCTCTTGACCAGACTCCCAGCGCGACCACTGGGCCTTGTCGAGCTTGAGGTCCGATTGCAGGGTCTTTGGCTCCAGGCCAGCGGCCTCTGCACATAGAGCAATGGCGCCGCCCAAGGTTGTCTTGCGTGACACCTCGGTCTGGGTGACATCGGTGGGTATCCCGAGCTGCATCTCAATGCCTCTCAATGTTGTTGTGTGGCGTTGAGAGGCTCCAGCGGGCAAAAAATTTTGCCATGGACACCAACACCGTTTTGAAGAAAAAGCCCCCGCACCTCGCCCAGCCAAGCGCGAGGCAGGAACCCACTCGCGCACGGTCTCAGGGAGGTAAAAGCCGCCGTCTTGCGACGGGACGGCTGGGCGGGTGAAGTGCGGGGACAAAAACATGGCTCAGCCCTCTTGGCTGGCTTCGGCGGGCGCGGGCTGGTGGCCGATCAGCTCGGGA